CGGGAAAAAGACGCAATCGAGATATATACTATGCTACTACCCTTTATTCTGCCTAAGCTACAGGCTGTAGAGCTGGACAGCAACATCAACCTGGCTATAGATGCTCAGAGCGTGCGCCAGATATACGAGGAGATCATTAAGTCCAGGCAGGAGCAGTTAGCCTCCACTGATATTAAAGAGATACCAGGGCCTTCGGATGATGGCAATATGATTTCTTAATTGGAGCTTACGATTGAGGCTATTTCGCAGAACGTACAGTGCGCGACATAAAACCAGGCGGAAATATTAAAAAGTGGTTATTTATATATATATAGTGACTTATAGAATTTCTAACCTGAATTTGGATAATAGATTATGTAAAGTGGAGATTATAGAAGATGCCGGCGAGAAGTAAGGCGCAATTCAAGTTCATGGCTGCTGTGGCGCATGGGGGGATAAAGAAGAAGGGGTTAGGGAAGAAGGATGCAGAGGAATGGTTAAGCGGGGTTGATTACAGGAATTTGCCGGAAGTAGCAAATACGGAAGCAGCGAGGAAAAAGAAACGGAAGACGAAGTAAAAGAGTATTTGGACATAGCGGGGATACCGGGGGAATTAGAGCCAAATCCGTTCAAGTTTTTCTCGTACTGCAAGATAAACGATGCGAATAAGAACGCGGTTGTTGATTTTGAACCCTGGGCGCATTTAAAGAAGATCGTTTCTGCGATTGAAACGGATAAGTTGCTGGTAATCCTGAAATCAAGGCAGGTCGGGATTTCATTTATACTGGCGTTCTACGCGTTGTTCAAGGCCCTTACGACACAGGCGGATACAACGCTGATATTATCGGCGGGAGAAAAAGAATCACAACTGCTGCTGGCAAAAAGCAAGTTTGCTTATGTCAACCTGCCAAAGTGGTTGCAGATACCTTACGGGAAATGGACAGAAACAGAGATTACATTTCCGTCATTAGGGTCTCAGGTATTGGCTCTGCCGTCCACACAGAAAGCCGGTATCGGTTTTACAGCGTCAAGGGTGCTGATTGATGAATGGGACTATCACCCATATCCTGATTCAGACTTTGCCGCCGCAGAACCTACGGCCTCTGCCGGTGGGCAGATTTTAGGGGCTTCTACTATTAACCCTGATTCACCACCCGATTCATTCTTTAAGGAATTATATAAACAGGCGCGGCGCGGGGAAAATAATTTTACCCCGATATTCCTGCCATGGTCTATACGCCCCGGAAGGGATGTAGAATGGTTTGAAAATGAGAAGAAGAACTATGTCGGAAGGATGTGGTTCTTTGAGAAGAATTATCCAGTAACGGAACAACAGGCATTATCGCCTTTAAGTGCGCGTTCATTCTTTAATACCAATAAGACCATTGGTGTTACACTTGAAGATTTGATGAACGGTTGCACAGAACCGATTGAAACAATAGAGAATTGTGTCTATGTATATCAGAAATGGCGCAACGGCGTTAGTTATGTTGCTGGTGCGGATGTTTCAGAGGGAGTCGGGCAGGACTACCAGGCTCTTATCATACTTGGCAAATCCGGTATGGTATCGGATATAGTCGCAATAATATATTCTAAATACCTGTCGATTGAAGCATTTGTTGATCTGATATACCGTACCTGTAAAGATTATAATTTCCCCTTATTGGCGGTAGAGCGTAATGCCATCGGTATAGCCGCTGTCAATTCTCTCCAATCCATACCTTACCCGCGTATGTACTATGAAAAAGATGACAGGGTAGGGTGGACAACCAAACCCAATACAAGGGAGATATATTTAAGGGAACTTGCCGAAGGTCTGGCAAAAGGTACAACCATGACACGGTTTAAACCGATGGTCATGCAGATGTTCAACTTCCAAAAGACGGAGAATAAAGTACGGGCTGTCGGAGATCATGACGATTTGGTTATGGCATATTCGATAGCCTATCAACTGGCACTTAAAGCACCAAATATGACACTTTCAGGGGTTAAGAAGTTTCAGAGGATAATACCACGCAAAACTACTGGTATTTTGGGGCGATGATATGGATATAGAATCAATTAAGAAAAAGAAAACATTTCTGGAAAATTATTATGGTGGGTTATTCGCTAAATTTGATGAACTTGATACTTATTATGATTTGAGTTTTGGTATCGGGGCGATACCCTCAAAAGCAGAGGTATACACGCCCGCTACCGCGAGACGCGCTATTGATACTGCTACAGATCATGTTATGTCACTCGGTATAAATGTGAATATGCAATTATGGTCTGAAACTAAAAAAGCAAAAGACCTGATTTCCAATTTTGATAAATTCGGCAAGGCAACTATTGACTGGATGATACGTACCGGTAGGTATAACATCATTCGTTCCGTAGTCAAAAATATGTTCCTTTATGGCGTAGGGTATTTAAAAGGCCCGTTATATATCCCGCGCCTGCGCGAGAAAGGGGTAGAAGAAGAAGATTGGTTAGGAATATTATCAAATACATTCCCGTTCTATTTCCGTTCCGTACATCCACGTAATATCATGTTTGACCCTGCTGAATACCCGCAATATGTCATTGAATCCTTCAGCCGTACCATTGGCAGTATCAGGGCGGTATGGCCTGATTATAACTTCGGAGACAGAAGCGATACAGAAGAAGTCTCATAGTGGGAATACTGGTCGCCGACAGAACGACAATACTTTGTAGATGAAAATGAAATACTTGGAGGGGAAGATACAAAGAACCCATATGGTTTCATGCCATATGAAATTGGCTATGGCGGGTTTGGCATAGAATCATCCGATGGCGCACCGGAATCATTAATAGTATCATTGATTGCCCCCGCATTATCTTCATATAAAGCGGAGGCGCGGTCTAAAACCGCTATCCAATACCTATTTGAAACCAATGCCTATTCAAAGATACAATTGACCGAACCCCCCGGTGACGATTTACTTATAACATCAGAACCAGGTGAACCAGATGTAATCCCTGACCATTACAAGGCGCAGGTAAGGGATACCGCCCATGTAAACCCCGATATGTGGCGTTGGCTCGGTATGGTTGATGCTGACCAGCAACGTGTTATGCCTACATCAGTACAGGGGATGCAAGGGAAAATGACATCCGGTTATCAGATGGGGGTGTCTATCGGGCAGGCAAGGATTGGGTTTGATAATACAAAGAAGGATATTGAGAAGATATTGGCAGGGGTGTTGAACAAAATGCTCATTATCCTGAAAGATGTAGTACAAGAACCTATTGGTATAACAGGGAATTTTGTAGAAGGTGGTGCGGTAACATTAAAACCAGCCAATATTGATTACCAGATACAACATTATGCCGTTAATCTTGATGCAGAAACACCTGAAGAAAGGGACAGGCGCATATCTCTTGGTATACAGTTATTAAGTATTCCTGAAGCAGAACGTGGGCTTTCAACAGAAAGTATCATAACTGAATATTTCGGTAAAGATTATGACCAGGAACTTGAACGCATACTAACTTCAAGGGCGATTCATAACCCGATAGTCTTTGAAGGAATGGCGATGGAAGCCGTAAAAGCAGCCGGGATGAAGATAGTCCTTGATTTGTTACAACAGGGTAAATTACCCTCACAGCAACCAGGACAGAATGTGAACGGTGAATTACCGCGAGAGAATGATTATTTAAGGGCAAAGAAACGGTTACAACCGGGTACAACTGAATTAGGGTCGATGCCTGAAATGGAAGGTGGCAGAAATGAAGAAACAGTCAACGCTTACCAGGGCTACCAATAAAGCGGCAGATATTATATATAAAGTCACCAAGTCCTTGCAGGATAAATATGGAAAAGAACCGCCTTATATGACAGAGAAGGGGAAATAATATGGATATTAATGATATATCGTGGTGGGAAAGTTTTCTTAATTCAGATTGGTTGAAAAGTGAGTTGGAAACCAGGTGGAACAACCCAAGGTCTAACGAGGGCTGGTAGTATAGTTCTTTCGGGGGTAGTCGTCCGAACAACCCGCGTGGTGGTATGGCGGGTATATTACCCCCTCC